GACCGGGACTTTCTTTCTCAGTTCCCTTATCTCCTGCGGCAATCTGTATGTCGGTTGGAAACCGAGACTAGTCCAGAATCCGGAGCATTTAGCACAAAAGGCAGAGGATGACAGGAAGCGCGCGCAGGATAGGTTATCCCGGTCGGTCGCGAATCCTGATGTCGAGGAGTTCTCACAGGAAGACTTTCAGGAAAGTTTCGACGCGGCATTGGATAGGTTGCAATCGGAAGCTACAGGTGGTGAGGCTCCACCACAGATTAAAATTAAGCCCTATATCCAGGTCGGGTGTTTGGATTTCATAGATATAAATTCAGAGTTTGCATACTGGGATCCGACAGTTAGTTATTTGGAAGATTCCATGTGGCGGGCGTTTGATTACGAAGTAAGTCGTAGCGAACTCGTCCACATGGCGAAGCTTGGGTTCTTCAAAAAATCAGATGTGAAGCGAATAGTCGATACCTCGATGCCGACCGCGCGGGATACGGTCTCTCGTATGCGCTACAAGAATGTTTTAGGCGGGCCAAAGTCAAAGCACACGCAGACCGTAAAGTTACGGTACTTTGCAGGGCCGTTAATCATTGACGATGAGGTAGTGAAGGATAACTACTACGCGCTCATTGCAAACGAGAAGGTGGTACTCCGTGACGGCGATTACCCATTCTGGGAACCTCCGGGGCAGAGAACGCCGGTTGTAAGCACAGCTATTCGGCAGATTCCCTACCGGGCAACCGGTGCGGGTATAGGCGATAGCGCCGTAGTGCTCCAACGAATCCTCGACTCGAACTACCAGTTACTCTGTGACTCGTTCAGGATGGCGATATCGGGAATCAACGTCGTTAATTACAATAACCTCGTTGATAAGTCGCAACTCGATGAGGGTATCTACCCGGGGCAAACACTGCATGTTCGAGGAACGCCGAAGGATAGTTTCGCTCGGATTGAACTTACTTCCAATTTAGAAAGCCAGACCTCACCGATGCAGGTAAAGCTTGAGCAAGGTATATTTGACGACATCGGGGTTAATGAGCTTATGGCGGGGGGTTCGAATCCGTATAGTCGGACTTCGGCAGCCGAGACGAACCAGAGAGTGCAAGCGGGACAGCAATCGGTTAATATCGTTGCACTGGATCTCGAACAAAATTTCTTAATCCCGGTGTTAAAGAAATGCTTCGCGCGTGTGCTGCAATTTGGGCTTTCCGACATTGCATCGAACCCCGAACTTTCCCAATTCCTAACAGATACAGAACAACAACAGCTCGCAGAACTTAACACTCAAGGCCGCGCGAACATCATCAATCAGTGGTACAAGTTTAAGATTAACGGGTTTTCCGCAGCGCAGGATAAGAACGAGGAAGCGATGCGCGATAACGAGTTCCTACAGATTGTAAATCAGGGCGGCGTTATCTCACAGTTAATCGATATCCCTGCTTTCCTTCACAGGTACTTAATGAACCGCGGGGTGAAGGATCCGAAGGCAATCTTGATTGAGAACTCCGACTACGAGAACATTCAGAAAGAAAACGAAGTGCTACTTAGTGGGCACCTGGTTGTTCCTTCAGATACCGATGACGATCAGAAACATCTCGAAGCACAATCGCCTCTAGCACAGTCGCCATATGCAACTCCCGCGATGCAACAGCACGTGCAGATGCACATGCAGAGACTTCAGATGATGCAGCAACAACAAGCTCAAGGCGGCGCTCCACAAGGTGCTCCACCTCAACAACCGGGTGGCGCTCCACCTTCCCCACAGGGGCAAAATGGCGGTCCACCGCAACCATCCGGCCCGCCACAGGGGATGATGCAGTAGATGGCTAGAAATATTTTTCACCTCGCTGACAGGGTTCGAACGGTCCTTGAGTCCCCAGCTTATCAAGATACTATCGGAAAATGGATTAGCGAAGCGCGGGAAGATGCGATAAATAAAATTGCAAATTCAATTGATGTAAATGAATTATTCGCTGCGAAGGGTGAACTTCGGGGAATTAATTTAATTATCGAAAGAATTGATTCTATATTCGCCGAAGAAAAATCAGCGAAGAATGCAAAAAGTCGCGCATCACAAAAGGAAATGAACGAATGGCAGACGAACAAGGGGCAGGAACCACAAACACCACAGTAGAGAATAAGCCTGAAACAAAGGCTCCCGCGCATGAGATAGACACCGACGCACTAGCGAAACGGGCCGGAGAAGCGGCGGCAAAAGCAGCCGAAGAAATATCAAAGAGAAATGCACAGGAAGTATCCGCAAGGCTTCAACATGCGGCGCAAATAATTAGTGGTGAAAAACCAAGAAATCAGCGGGATGACTTATTAGAGAATTTCGCGAGCTCTCCGGAAAAGGTTTTCCGTGCCGTTGCGGATATTGCAAAAAAAGAATTGCGGGAAGAAATGTCGGCGGAAGACTGGAGACGGTCGACGCAGTTCAACATTTTATCGAAGGTCGTTCAGGAGTACCCGCAGCTTAACTCGAAAAATAAGCTTGCACTTGTTGAAAGATTATCCGATCAGTACGAGCGAAACGGGATGTCTCTACAAGATTCATTGCAGACGGCGTGTAAAGAAGCGGTCGCAGAATTCAATCTAGAGAAGGTCGATATCTCACAGCAGTACGGAATGCCAAGCGGCGGCGCGGGAGGAAGTTCAACGACTCCGCAGAAAACCGATGCACAAGCCGGAATGGATTTTGTGCAGATGTTAAAAGATAGAAGCATGGCAACTAGACGAAAAACGGTTGCGGTAGCGAAAGGAGGATAACGTGGGCCAAACGTGGGCAGGGATTAGTTCTTCAGTAACAGTTCCAAAACTTACTGACTATATTCGGCATGAAGCGCAAGCTATGCAAGGCTTCGCGCAATTGATGAATCCTCCAACCGGTGAAGGCTTAGGGAGGAATCGAGGCGATACATTGAAGTTTACGTACTTCCCGAATATCACAACCTCCGGTGGACAGCTAAGTGAGAATGCGCCGATACCGAAGGGAAGTATCATTCCTGTTTCAAATTCCCTGACTATGTACGAGTGGGGGAATGCCACGGACTTTACCGGAAAGCTAGCCGACCTTGCAGACTTGGATGTCGAGAACTCGATGATTCAAGCATTGGTTGACGACATGCATAAAACCATGAACACCGCGGCGTACAATGAAACTGTACTGACGAAGTGGATTGCGACCTTCACGGCGACCGACGAATTTAGAACTGACGGAGTGGTCGCATCTTTCGCGGGTGGTGCAACGCAGCAACTTGATCTCTCTAACCTTAACTACGTAGTTGCCAAGGCACGCACCAATAATATTCCCTACTATGACGGGGAATCGTACGTATACGTAACCGGCGTCGATTCAATGCAAGCGCTCTGTTACGACACGGCAGTGACCACGATGTTGCAGCACGATAGCGGACGGGCAGCACTTAACGGAGAAGTAGGAAGAATCGGAAAGTGCAGGCTCGTTGAAGATAACCATAAGATCACCAAGGTCGGCGGTGCGTCATCCGGTGCGGGATTACAGCTTGATAAAGGCTTTCTCTTCGGAGCCGATGCATTGATGTGCGAATACGCGGTAACGCCGGAGATTCGCGCGCAGGACGGGGATTTCGGACGTAGCTGTGAAGTCGCGTGGTATTCAATCTTCGGTGTGAAAAAGATTTACAATCAAGATTCGCATAGCAGAGAACACATCATTGCAGTAACTTCTAAGTAGCAGGGGGATAAAATGGGATACACGAATCCTTTCATTTGGCGATACGCAGCAAAGACCGCCGACGCAGCGGCACCGTGGGTAATAAACACAGACCTTGATCTCTTTCTTATTGAGCCGAACCGGGAGGTGTTTATACACAGCATTTACGCATTTGTGTTAGATGCGGCACCTGCGTCGACCACCGCAATTAAGCTTATCGATACTCAAGGGGCAACGTCTGACTTAGTTTTAGCTACGATAAATATCGGCACCGTATTTACCTATCCGACTCCGCTTCTCGCGGATAAACTAACTCCCGCGACTTTCCCGATACGAATTCCGGCACGACCGGTAAACAATACCCTTGTGCTTAGAAACGACGCGGCGGTCGACGCGACAACTGCGGTAGTTATACATATCAGACTCACAGGGGTCTAGAGATGAATGGCGACGTACGAAGAACTACGAGACCGTGCGCTACAACAAGTCGGGTGTCTCGGTCAGTCTGAACCGGAGGAAGTCGCACAGATAGCGTTAACCGAGGCGATGAAATATGTCGCCTTCCATGTTCGAGTCCCCTCACTTATCGCGTCCGCTACTGCGGTTGCTCCACCTAATCCGACATTAGAAGCTAATGCCATACCTCTCGGACCTCTAGGATTTAACATCACATCTTCGTATCAAACTCCGGACGTGCTTTTTATCAAGGCTGACGCGGCAATGGAGGGATACGGAACTCCCTACGATTATCGTGAGTATCACCATTATTTAACACTTCGCTCTCCGCAGACTTCAAGACTTGGAACGCAGGATTTCATTGACGAGCTGCCAAGATTCCCCTGGACCATCACACCGACAAACGGAGTATGGTCGCACGTTATACTAGAGGGTAACGTGCTTACCCTTTTCTATAGAGTGGTCCCGATTGAGTACGGAGACGGAACGCTCCCTCCCGAGATTCTCCCGATGTTTGATTACATTCTAGTCAACGGCGCATGTGTTGCATTGAAAGAATTCCTTCGGGAGCCAAAGGAAATTACGACACTCTGGACGATGTTTGACGGGGCATTGAAGGCTGACTGTGACAGGTATGATGACTACATAAACTCTCAGAGAAAGAGAACGCAGATTAAAATACACCGAACTTACAGGCCAAGGTAACTATGGCGATACGACCGAAAAACACGACGGATATTCAGGCGGACAAAGTTAACTCACGAACGACCGGATCCGGGGTTATCATCGATGACGTAATTAAGTTTCTCCACGATGGCGCTGCGAGAAGTGCTACTCCGCAGTTTCCGGATTTCGACCTTGGAAACAGTGTTGCCCCGGAGCATATACGAA